TTAGATTTAGATATCCTATTCTACCATCAGCAACAGGACTGTAAGCTCCATTGTTCCCAGGATCAACAGCAGAAAAATAGACAGTCCCTGGAGTCCAGAAGTTATTAGTTATATTAGGAGGATCTCCATTAAGATCTGTAGCAAGAATACAGCTTAAATCAGTAGAGGAGCATTGAGTAAATCTAACATCATCATCTGTGTCTAGAAGCATTTTATTTCTAAACCAAGCAGCATTTCTAATTTGCCACTCACTAGCATTATCAGACATTAATATATAATCATTAGCTTGTGCCTCATTAGGAGTAGGTACTGCTGAAGCATCTTCCCAAGCAGTATTAGCAATTTCTGCTGAATCTACTAATTCATTAGATTGTAATAAACCGTCTGTAAAGGCTCTATTTAAAACTTTAGCATCAGTATGATATCCTTGTGGAAAACCAAATTTAGAAAAGTTTAAACTTGTAGTTCTTCCTACTTCTAGATTTCCATTTAGTGGTGGAGGATCATTAGTGTCATTAGACCCCGTAAAAACAACTCCCTCTCCCGCAACAAATTTCCACGGATAATGAGGATGATCTTTGGGTATACTTACTCCATCTAAAAATACATATACATTATCCGAAGCAAGACCTGTAGGACCAGCAAAGGTAGTAGCAGAGTTATTCTCTAAAGGATAATAAAATCTAGAGAGTTTCTCAACAGGAGAAGGAGGAATAGGAGTAGGCATATTAAGTTATTGTTACACTAAATGCCCCCGCATCAGTTAGAGATTCAGTAGAGTCATAAGTTTTTACCCTCATTTCACTTACAGTAGTAGAGAATACATCGAACATAATAAAAGTATTACTAGCAGAGTGTAATGAGAAAGTTGGTATATAGTAAACATCAGCAAAAGTATTTAAATTAAATTTAAGGGTATAATCCCCAGTACCATTTTTAGTCATGGAACTAACATTATAATTATTTCTATTGGAAGTTAAATAAGGAGCAGTAGCAGTACTAGAGACTAAAGCAAAAGCTTTTGGGGTATTAGCTGCTGTAACAACAGCATCTGTCCCTGATAACATAATGGAGCCAGTTTTATAATCAATTCCTGTTGGAAGAGGGTCGTAATTAGTTAGAATATAATAATAAGGACTTGCTCCAGTCCCTTTTGTAAATCTCCAAGGAGTAGCATCACCAACCTTTAATTGAATGTCATTATCCGCTTTAAGAGATAATTTTAAAGGACTCTCTATAGCAACTTGCCCTATTTCAGATCCAGCAGAAGATAAGGTTAAATCACCCTTAATGGTATTAAAGGTCATTGTATTAGCAGAAACAGTATCAACAGTAAAGTTATCAGCTAAAAGAGTATCAGCATTTACTGAAGAAAATTGAACAGAAGCACCAATATCAAGATCCATAGCTTCTTTAATTGCTGTTGGACCTTTAATTGTCCAATTACCTGATTCAGTAATAGGCATGTAATCATTTTCCTGACCTGTCCCAGGATTTGGTACATTACCTGTTTGAGCAAATAAACTAGAAACCTCAGTTAATACATCATAAGCCTCCTGTTCAATATAAAGAATCTTTTTGAAGGATTGATTAAGATCTGTAGCATTTAAAGGAGCATTAGAGAATTCTTTATATAATGCTGTTTTATTTGTATCCCTGTAGATTCTTAAAGCTAAATTAGCAGCTAGATTACCATTGCTAAATACTACTTCAAAAGCATTAGATCCTAAAGGTGTTACAGTCCAAGGATATGTTCCATCAGTCTGAGCAATCTCCACATCCTCAATAATAACCTTAATATCAGATTCTAATAATGCCTCGGGTCCTGCGTATGTATCCTCATCACCTTCTGTGGTGTAATCAATTTTACTTAAAAATTCCATATTATCTCCTATATATAAGTACCTATTTGAAGGTGTCTGGGTTCATTAATCTGAAAAGTTGCCAAACTCTATACATCCCAGTTTGTCTAGCTGTCCATTTTGATGCTTCCTCAAAGTCTATATCTTTATCTCCTGTTAAAACCTCGTATGGATATTTCCCTAAATTCTTACCATATCTATACGCAGCAACACTTTCTGCCATATTGGCTGCTGGTCCTCTCCAAGAGCTATCGAACCATTCAGTATATAGCTGGAAATCCAAAGCATCTAGAATTGGATCAGTAGTAATACTGGTTAATCCTGTGAAGGAGTTAATTAATCCTCCTAAGAATGCTCTGTCAACTCTTGTTTTTAATCCCTCACCAGTAACAATAGAGGTTAAATCTGCTTTACTTCTTCTAGTCCCAACCATTCTCTCCAGATCCTTTTTGGTTTCCTCTGGGAAAGTTAATGTATATGTCAGAACAGCGTATACTCCGTTCATTAAAAGCATTGAGGCTAAAGCTGCTGTAGCCCATGATTTAGGATCTTGACCTACCCTTTGAGCAGTAGGACCTATTCTTTTCCCAAATTCAGCCATTCCAAACCCTCTAAACTGCATTAAGAAGCTTAGGAATTTATTATCCATGAATCTAGGAAGATCACCCAAATCAGGTCTAACGATTTGCTGACCCACATAGTTATAGATACCAGACAGGAATTTATCCCTAGTCCTACCACTCATCCCAGTCCAGCCTTTACTGGAGTCACCATTTACCATAGAGGGAATATCATACATTGATACACCTCTAATTTCTGTTTCTGGGATAGTATCCAATGCTTTTCTAAGTTCTCTATAAATTGTAGCTCTATCTTCGGGACTCCATCCAATTTGAGCAGCAACATTAGGATCTACAAAATTATCAAAATCCCCTACCTTAACTTTATCAATTACTCTAGAGATAAAAGCTTTGGCTGCTATGTCCTGACCTTTTCTGGTAAAGAAATTCATAAAACCAGCTTGTTGGTCAATCATTGAATCAAAAGTTTTAGTTCTTAAGCTTTTATCCCTATCAGTTGATCTACCAGAGGCTAAACTCCCTAATTTTCTTTTTACTATTGCTGGATATTGGAAGGGGTTAACTAATGCTAAACCCTCTTCAACTTTTTCCATTCCTCTTTGAAGAACATCTTTATTTCCAAGAGGAGGTAAAGCATTAGGGTTTTTAATCATGGGGTTTTTATCATCAAAGATAATACTCTTTCTAGATGACCCAGATCCCTTAAACAAGTTAGCTTCTGTTCCAACCCCAGCACCTCTAAGGAAATCTTTAAGCCCTTCATTACCTACGCTTCTAGGATTAAGAAGAATCTCTTTCATTGCTGGTAAATTCCTAATAAAGTGAGGTAAATTAGAAACAATAGGAAGAGCAGACTCTAGCATAGCTGGGATACCAAATCCAAAGATACTAGTAGCTGTTGCTCCTTTTTGCATCATTTGAACAAAGTCATCAACTTCTCTAGGAGCATCAGTTGGTTTCTGACCAAGTAAATCCCTCTCAAGCATACCAATCATTAAATCAAATTCTTTACCGTTTGTAATTACTCCTTGTTTAATAAGAATATCTTTATTGTCTTTAATCCATTCAAAGATATCCTCACCCTTAGTAAATTCTTTATGGTATAATCCTTCAGACTTAAGAACAGTATTAAACTCTTTAATAAAGTCACTCTCAATTCTAGCAGTAATAAGCTTACCGAACATGACAGCTAACTCATCTTTTGGAGTAGTAACAGGTAAGTCTTTTAATCTGATATCATCAGTAATAAGTTCATCTGATCTAATTTTACCCTTCAATCTACCATGCTCTGTATTCAATCTATCCATAGATAGTTTCTGGGTTTCAGCAGCATTACTTTGAAGTTCAATTTTATGGGGTTTATCAAAATCAAGTTCTAGTTTTAATCTAGCATCATTTTCAAAGAAATAGTTTCTAATAAATTTATCTATGCTTACTACTAAATCTCCTGTATCCTCTATTGAATCTATAGGAAAGGTAGGACTTTCAGTTAATACTTGATTATCAACGGTATTCTTTTGGAGATATTTACCCCAGGAATCCTTAGTGAAATTACCAAATATAGATGTTCCATCATTAGCGTTTCTGGAGATGTTCTTATAAATGATATGACCAAGATAAGAATTAATAACTTCCTGCATCCTACCCCTAAAATCTCCCTGTGATCCAACTATGTTTTTAATTAACTCTTCTTGTCTTGGAGTTAATACACCAATCTCTGCTCCTTTAACTGAATCACCAAGCATCTTCTCTATTTGACCATACGCAGCAATTTGATTTAGATCTCTTAAACTATCCCAGAATACAAAAGGCTCATCAGAATAAGGCTTAAGCATGTTGACATTAAAATCATCACTTATCTCTTTAGAGAGTAATAACTTCTGGGGATTCTTTAGTACCTGATCTAAACCAAAGGTGTCAATTATCTGAAGGATATTTTCATAAGTAGAAAAATCAGCATATTGATCAAGAAGATTTAGTATATCTGGAATAACTATTTCTTTTAGAGTACCCTCTTGAATTATAACATTCTCATCATCAATTAATTTTTGAGCAAAGTTAGAGAAGTCATCATATTCAATCCCGCTCCTAACTTCATTGAGAACATCAGTCTTTAGGAATCTAAGTAGTTCTTCGTTATTAATATTAACATCTCTTAATTCTTCAAAGACCCCAGCAAATCTTCTTAGATCAGTAACATCTACCTTAGTAACCAAATTTAAGGATTCTATATCTACACCAATATGTCTTTTCAAGAAATCAGTTTTAATATCATTCAATTCTTTAGCATAGTTTACGATACTCTTTGCTGCTTCTCTAGTAAGGTCTGGATAGTTTTGCATAACTCCGTCAATTACAGCACCATCATTAAGTCCTAAACTAGCACCTAAACTTTTCTGAAGTCTTTGATAAACTACATATACTGTATCCTGAACAATAACATCAATATCATCCACTTCCTTTCTGGGCATCAGGGTATCTTTAATTACTCTATCCCTAGCTGACATAACCCTATCTGTATACTCACCTAGAATTCTTGTACGGGCTTTAACCGCTCCCTGCTCAAGTAGAGTGGACTTTGATAGAGTCTGTGCTGCTGCCATGTTAACCCCTTCGGAAGCATCTCCTGCGTCCACACGGAGCCTCTCAGAGCCATACACCCATTGACCGAACTTCCTAATTAGCCCCAACTCATTAACCTGAGATCTTCCCCTCCTAGAACGGAGTCTCTTTATGAAATTAGGTAACTTATCACTAAAGATAACAAGGTTATTTTCATCCTTTCCCCAGGTGCCTATGAAATTACTGGCTGGGTCTTTTCTAACTAATGGGGGAAGATCTGGTTTTAAGAAATCCTTTCCATTGAAGAAGAGAGAAAACTTCTTGGCTTTCTCAGTAATGATTCCCCAAAATGCCTTTATTGGGTCAACTATATCAAAAGGAGGCAGACCAGCATAAAAATAAGTAGTTTTGTCAGGATCGTCTTTAGCTCTAACACCCCATTCAACATCACCCCTTGCTAATTCTTCAAATGTAGCTACGGGTGCTAATTCAGCATCCATTTGTTGTTCTAAATTATTAAAAGCTACTCGTAAATGACTTTCAACATCTAAAGTTATCTTATTTCTAAAGAAAGTAAATGCCTCAGATTCTGTAGCATCCAACCAAGTAGCATTAGGCGAAGCAGGATCTCTTAGCCAAACAGTTAATGCGGCTAAATCATAATTTGTTTGAAGAGAATATGGAAAATCTTCTGTTATACCTATTTGATGAGGTATATCTATACTTGGTACTTTTCCCCTAAACACATTAAGAGGCTCCAAAAGTTGTGCTGGAGAAGTACCATAATTACTTAAAAACCAAGCTTTCTCTGCAAATTCTGCCCGTTTCTTAGCCTTAGTTCCCATCGCTTCTGGGGCATCTATACTCTCTCTTATCTCTTTTAGTCGCATAACTTCTTCAGCAAGATATTTAGCAGCTTTATTAATATGGGATTTTAACACAGGAGAAGCAATTCCTGTATCAGTTAAAAGTTTTTCCCTAAGCTTATTATTTTTGAGATATTTATACTCTGCCAAATCCCCTAAATAATCTAAATCCTTAAATAAAGTTTCTTCAGTACTATAAACTTTATTTAACTGTTCTACTGTTACTTTAGCAAAGTCTAATAGATCCAATTCCCTATATCTTATTACATCTAGTGGTTGACGCAATGGATCTACAGTAATTGGTTCTGCCAATTTTGCTAACTGAGGATTATACAGATCCCCGTAGCCCAGATGCGAGAGGGCATCCTCAGTCCACAAGGCGGGGTCATCTCCAAATTCTGCCACCGCTTGTATTCGTTGGTACAGCTTTTCATAACTAACATCCTTATACGCTTCAATAGCTTTATTGTTAAGAGTTAGTTTAACTCCACCAATATTAAAAAATTTCTCCAAGATAGAAAAAACATCTCTTCGTGCTGGAAGTCTACTGAATTCTGGATACAAACTAGGGGCATTATAACCATTAACAATAATATTAAGCTCTTCTCGTTTAGCTTTAAATAATTTTACAATACCCTGCTTTTTAAAATAGTCTGGGCTTAATACATTTATTTTTTGATTATCAATATGATCTTTTAACCTCTTGTCCATCTTAGATACATAGGCATAAAAATCTTTACTCTCTGTGAAATCAGGTATTTGTGCTTCAATTACCTTATCAGGATCAACAATTCCCTCAAAAACATTTCTGCTCCGATCCTTAATTAATGCTCTAGTGTGTTCATACCTTGGGATGAGAACTCTCTCTAGCGAATGCCTATCACTCACTAATCTGGTATAAGCATCAAGAAGTGACATGACATTACCATGATTGTCAGATAAGAACCCTATGTTCTCTTCTGTTAGAGATGCTGTATCTATATCTACCAAATTATCTATTCTTAAACGAGTAGTTCTAATAAGTTCATTAAGAACAATAAGAGTCTCTTTAGATTGATTAATTTTATTATTTAAATCTACTATACCTAGACCCCCTTCTGTTTCTATCGGTCCTAGTTCACTAGGTGTTTCCAGCCGCTGTTCTACTCTCTTAATTAACTCTGTTAATTTAGTTTGATCAGTTGCAAGTTTTTGAGCATCACGCGCTGTTGCAGGACCTACTACTAATTCCATTCTTGCATTAGCTAGATTCCAATTTATTCTTTCTAATTCCTCTGTGTAAAATTTATATAAAGCTCTGTCTCTGATAGAATGATCTAGAGATATAAGATCTAATGCCCCGTGTACTCCCCCCAGAATCTTTTTAAAACCTTTATTCCAGTTCTCATCACTAATAATATCATTAATACGCTTAGGTAATCCTGTATCTGGATCTATATCACCTAGAAACATTTCTGGAGTTACCCTTCTAACTACTAAATCATTAGGATCAATACCAGCATTACGGGCTGCCACAACACTCATTTCGGATAAATTTCCAGCCTGTACCGAGTCAACTAAGAGTGATTGATTAGGATGATAAATATTATAAAGTTTAACAGTACCATTTTTTATGGCTCTAACTATTGTATTTATAGGCTTAAGATCTTCTGCTACTGATGCTGGAGGAAGACCTACAAGTAATTTATTCTTAATAGCAGCACCAATCAAACTAGCCCCAGTCTTAATATCATTTAAAAGATTTTCTAAATCTCTGGGTGTAAAACCAGCACGAAACTCTTCTATGTTACCTAAATCTAAACCATCTACATCAAACCACTTATTTAAAGGACCTACTGTTTTTCCCCATTTCTCTCTAAGTAGTGGTTCTTTACGCAGTTTAGCAATTAAGGATCTCTTGCGAAATTCATATACCTCCTTAGCAGGTCCATGTAAACTTTTAGCGACTCCAAGTTGACGAATATGTTTTACAACATCTTCAGGAATAAAAGAAAGCAACGGATCAACATTAGTAGTTACAATATCCTGAAGAGTTTTAATGTTATGAAGAGTAGATAAGAATTTAATTCTTTCCTTACTTAACTCTGAAGGACTTTCTGTTTTAAAAGAATCCAAAACTTCTTGACGGAATACTGGGTCTTGAGTTAATCTATTCCAATCAGAAGTAGGATCTCCCTTTTTAATATGCTTAAGATTTAAATTAGCTAAAATCATTACTTCAGCTTTATTTCTTCCCAGGGTAGTTTTAGTGATCCTAAGTAATCTATTTAATATCCTGGGATATTCAATAAGTGGTAAATTATCAAAATCGGTTTCATTAAAAAGCTTAAGAGTTCTTCTTTCTTCTTTATTAAGATGTCTTCCTGTAAACTTACCTCTAATATTAGGATTCTGCTTTTCATAGTCTACCCTAACTTCTTGGATTCTAGCTAACTCAGGTAATAACTCTTCTTTAAAATAATTAGAAAGAATGTTAATAGCGTCTCTAACCTCATCTATCTCATTGTTTTTTAACCCCTTCCAAGGTCCGACATCCTGCTGTTGAAGTGGATATTCAGGAGCAGTAAATACACTATCTACCTCTTCTAGGTATTTAAGGTCGGTTGTATAACTATCAAAGTCCTGTACACCTTCCTCAACTTTCGCACCTAAATTTAAATCCCTCATTAATCTTTCTTTAGCTTTAGCCGCCTCTTTTTCTGGCATACCCATTTGTGCTAGAGTTCGTAAGCGTCTTTCTACATCTTCTAGAGTTTTAGGTGTACCTCCACCAACTCTTGTAGGTCCTTGGCTAACTATTTCTTGTCCCAAAGGAAATAGAAGGTCCTTAGCTAACTTTTGAGCAGACCTTAAAACCTCTAGTTCTTTCTTCCCTGGTTTATTTCCTCCTGCCCCTGGAGGTAGAGTAACCATTCCTCTTTGACCAACATTCTTTTTATCCTTGATAGCTTGTTTAATATCAGCAATACGAGCAGTTAAGGCTTCTCTATTAAGTAGACCGTGTGCTTCCAATAAAGATTCAGCAAAAATAGCCTCATCCTCAATGTTTTGCTCAAGAGTTTTAATAGCTTCGCGAGACTCATTTTGAAGAGCTTCCAATTGCCCTTTTTTCGTTTCCCACTCACCTAAAGGAGTCTTACTAGCAAGATAATCTTTAACAAAGGTGGCATATTCATGATTCAGACTAGCTAATCCATCAAATTTTATCCGAGGACCTAGAAGGATCCCTAATTCCACGATTTTAGCTTCTTGCGGATACTGTCTCCGCATCTGCTTCTCGACATGATCTTGAAGTTCATAATCAGATCTTTGGTCCAAGTCACCACGCTCATCTCTCTGTATCTTCTGCCTCTGTAGCTGTCGGTGATACATTTGCAAAATATGCTTCTCAGCACCTCGGACCGCTGCCGTTGGATCCATAAACTCTAAAAACAGTTGCTTTTTATCAAGACTGGCAGCCTCACGGGTCCATTCTTGTCTTACCGCATCTATTTCTTTGATATCTCCTAGATTTTTAAGAAACTTTTCAGCCTCCTGATTCTGAACTCTTCTGGACACTTCTCTAGGTAGTCCTAAGAACGATGGCAACGGCTCAGGATCATCCTTCTTCCGAAGTTCGTTAATATATTCGTAATAAGCAACTTTCCATTCAACAAAAATCTCTCTATACCTCTCAAGCATTTGAGCATCTAGGGCTTCTGGGGAAAGATCATTTAATTGAGCAAGTAGCTCACTAGGATTAACATTTACATCTGGGTCATTCCCGATTCTATGTCTTGACAAGTGAGTATGTATTCTATCAAAACCCAGAGCATACCAATCTTTATAAAAATTAGGATCTAATCTCATCTCCTTTTCTTCCCCAAGTGGACTTGTTAAATGCTTCGAAAGGTCCGTTAGCCGAGATCGTAGTTTTACTTCATTTGGGGGTATCTCTTCAGAAAAATCCAGCCTCTTTTGATCAGAATTAGTTAAATCCCCCTCAACCTTTTTATACTTGTCTAAGGACCTTTCTTGCTTAGTTCTGAATAGCTTAAGGATAGCAGTCCAAGCCTTTTGGGTAATTTTCTTACCAGCGGTTGCCATTGATCTTATCCATGCCAAAATCTCTTCTGTATCAATTGGTACTCCAGCGTATAGCTTAGTTTGGAAATGCTTTAAAAATTCATCTTGAGGTTGGAACCAAGCAAGAGAGGTAGATCCTGGGTCCTCAACAGCATTAATGTAATAACCTCCCTCAAAACCATAGGAGTTCAATACCTCCGCAATTTCTCTCTGTGCCTCTGGTGTATTGGTGTATTTTGCAGGTTCTGGATCTTTAGTTACACCAGTTTTCCCATACAACTTATTCTGAACATGTTTTTGCCCAGTAATAAACCTTCTTTTAATTCTCTCTAATCCAACTATCAGACCTTCATCTTTTAATGCTATAATTTCTGGCATTTGTACTAAATGATCAATCAATCTGTCTGGCTCCCAACTACCTAAATCCTCTGGTAAATATAACCATTTAGTTTTATCAGAAAGATCAGGTTTGGGAAGCATTAATACACGACCTAAAGGTGGTTTGTTTCTACCCCCGTGCCTTGCTGTCTTTACTGCTCTGTCCATAGCAGCTTGTCTAGTTCCTGTATGGAACCAAGGAAGGAGTTCACTACCAAAAGGAGAAACGGTGTAATGATAAGTATAGTCGTCTTCCATTTTTAATCCTGGAATTAACTCTTTAAACTCAAATGTAGGAGAATAATCTTCCCCAGAATATTTCAGAACCTCTTCCAAAGACTGTTTTGACATTTGTTCTGGTGTTCTATCCTGCCAAACAACCTTTATTCCTGGGGCAAGTTTTTCTCCAGTAGCATAACCCTCTCTATATAAAAACTCAAGAATATCTCTAGCTTTATCTTTCCTATATCTAAGAGCAGTAAAATGCTCTAATACATTTAAGTTTAAAATTTCACCCCTGCCTCTGTATTCAATAGCCATAGCAGCAGCATCTTTATAAATTTGTATATCTTCAGGTCTTTCTACACCAAAACGCTCCTGTAAGTCTTTACTAGCTATTTCCCAATCTAGAAGATCTTTAGCAGCACCTCTAGTACTCCAAGGACTCTCTATACTAGTCCTACCCTCTTGTTGTAACACTAAACCAGCTTCCCTAAATCTTCTATTAAACTCTTCTTCTCCAAGAGTATCTATTTCATTCCATAATTTACTTCTTAATACAGACTCTGGAGTAATATCTTTGGGCTTAGGACCTTTTCCCACTTGCTCTATAGGGATTGTTTGACGCTCTCCTGTCTCAGAGTTTACAAACTCAACCTGCTGAGTTCCTTTGGTTTTATCAACAACAACTTCAGCAGTAGATTCTACTGTTCTAGCTTCATCCACTTCAAATTTACGAGCAATCTCTTCTCTATTAATACCCCAAGCTCTATCTATCCTTTCAATATCTGATGCTTTCTCCCAATATTCTTTTGCTGATTGTCTACCTTCTGGAGTGTCTGGGAAATTATCTAAAGTTACATCCGCTTTTCTTCCTCTTGTTCTCCAATCAACTTTACCTCCTAAAGCTCCTTCTTCAGATTTAGGTTGATGCCTATTAAGTATTTCATTTAGTTCAGTCTCATATTGTTTTCTAAGAGTATACCACTCATCCCAACTTTCAACCTTAATAGGATTTCCTAGATCATCAATTAAAGCTCCTGCCCTTTGAGCGTCAATAACAGATTTTTTAAACTTCTGTTGTTTAAATATACCAGGAACTCCTACAAAAGCAGTAGCAAAAGTTGCCCCTAATGCTGGACCCATCCAATCAGGATGATCAGTCTTTGTAACATCAGCAGCCTCATATAGTTTACCATAACCATATCCTTCTAAAGCTCCAACCGTACCAGCAGTTGCTAATCTTCGTGCGGTAGACCATGCCATAGCTCCCTTATGTCCAATTGAAGCAGCAGCAAAAGGAAACATTAGATAATTAGCAGGATCCAAAAAACCTCCTCCTATTTGCAGACCTAGAGAACCCCATTGTCCCCATTCCTCTGCCATTTCCATCTGGTCATTAATTACACTTTCAGCCCTCGCACGAAGATATCTAGCTTGATCAATAGAACCTACTTCTTTAAGAGATGCTGCAAACCCCTCTGGTAATCCTTCTATAAGTTTTTTATATTCAGATTTATAAGGTTCCTTCTCCCAGCTAAAATCTGGGTCTGTATAACCTTTTTGATCCTCACCAAAAAAGAATCTACTTGCGGTTTGGTGTAACATATTCTCACCAAATACTTGTCTACCCCAAGCTTTCCAAGGTTTAGGATCTATACCATCAGCAGCTAATGAATAACTATATAAACCATCCCACGACCAAAGAGAAGGAGGATTAACTAATGTCTTTTTATACTCCTCTACTTTCTTAAAACCAAAATAATCATCATCCTCAAAATCATCTTTATAATCAGAGACTTTAAGTTTAGGAAGCTGTTGAATTTCTCTAAAAGAAAGAATTCCTTTAGCGGAGGTTGGAGTTTCTGGAGTGTCTACTATTATTTCAGAAGCTTTTGATGACGGGGGAGTAGGAGTATCGGGAGTATCGGGAGAGGTAATATTAAAAATTCTTGCCATTTCCTTTCTCTTCTTAAGGAAATCCTCGTCTAGGTCTTCTCTGCTTGGTGGATCTTGAGCCATATTACTTTCTATTCCTTAGAATGGGTTTTAAGGTACTACGATCAAAATAAACTATACCATTAAGTGTATTAGTGTATCTTAACACCTCTCCATTTTCATCTGTCATTGTAAAATAAGGTGTTCCATTATCCCATACATCGTTAATGGTTATATAACCTTCTGTATCAAAGTTATCATTAACTGAATTCCATTTAATAACATCTTTTAAACCCTCATATATATCTCTAGATTCCTGGGATTTAGGATCATTTACATCTGCGTTATATTGATCTAGAAGCTCTTGCTTCTTACCTTCCACAATTTTTGCTTGTCCCTTTGGGGTATAAACCTCAAAGCGAATAAATCTCTTTGCTAACTTGTCTTTAAACTTATTTTTCCATTGAGAAGGATTTTCAGGACTTAAATCATTAGCTAATGCATTTACTAAAATATTAATATTAGGACCGTTAATTAAACCACCATTCTTTTCTATTTGTTCTCTTATACTTTTCTGGCTTAAAAGTAAGGGAATATGCTGCGTACCAAATGGGTTGCCACCAGCCCCCTGGAGGTGAGCAGTCTGCTTAAGTAAAAATTCTTGCCATTCCTTACTATCTAAGAACTTACTAAAACTCTTATTCTCATCATCTGCGTCAGCCACCTTCCCCTCATAATAAGCCTGAGCGTTATCTTGCCATAGACCATCTAATCTCTCTTCTCTTTGTTCATCCACTATTGATTCTCTTAGAGCTACCGCACCCTCAATATAATTTATAGGTTGCATACTTTTAACCTCATCCATCAAATTCCTAAGAATTTGTCCCCTCTCTCCCTCACTAGTTCCCATAGTGGTAACAGTATCATAAGAATCAGATTGTATATCCTCGGTGTTATCAACAAAATAAAACTTCTGTTTTGTTGTACCCCATGGATCATATTTAATTGTTACTGCTTTATACATCTTTTGAACATGCTGCATAGCCATCTCTTTCGCAGCTAAATCATTTTCTCCTCCGCTTTTATTTTTTAAGTATTCAGAGTGATAGGCTTGATACATTTCGTGTTGTACGAATTCGTTAATAGCAATATCCTCATCCTCTATTACCTTTTGAGCAAATGTAGCCAAATCAACATTAATTGCTTTCTCATCTCCAAGGATAGAGACTTTCCCAGTAAATTCATATTGCTCCTCTGATACTTTTTTCTTTTCCCATACAGCAAGATTGGCAGACACTATATTTCTTAAACTCTCGGGATCACCAGATCTATTAGCAGTACAAGATTTATTAAAAATTTCATACGCTCCACTATTTTCGTTCATATGTAAGTTTAATCTACCAGCATTAAATTCACTTAATAAAAAGTCTGATTCAGATTTACTCAACTTAGGTAATTCCTGTGGGGAATAATTACCTAAAGTCCAATTACCGTTAGTCTTAGATCTAAATTGTTCTAATGTCTCATACATCATACCCAACTCTTCTGGGACAGGAGGAATCGGAGTATCTCCACCAGCATCTACAGCCGCTTTATATTCTTGATTATATCTTTTTCTATGTTTAGATAGTTCTGATTGGGCTATTTCTATAATACTAGTTGATGTTGCCCCAGCCGTTTTTATCTCTACTAATTTATTTACTGAACCCGTTATATTTCCAGCAGTTACATTGGATAGAACAGTAGCAACCTGATTCTGTTCTCGTTGTGCCTTTATGGAAGCAGTTGTTTGTTCTGGGTATATCTTTCTTGAGGCAGCTAGGTGAGCCGCTCCTAATTGTCTATCAAATCCATAATAAATATCAGGACTTAGATTACGATCAACTAAATCATCTAATTGTTTTCTTAAGGATTTATTTAAATCATCTAATTCAGTTTCATTTGTCACGGCATAGGGCATTTGATTTATACCCCGATATAGATTATTTATTGCTTGTCTATTATTATCATACCATTCATTTGTTGCCTGGACCTTACTAACCTCATGAATAGTATTTAAGAAGGCTTTACCCTTATCCGTATTACTTAACTTGTCCGTTCCTGCTTTAATATTCTGAATTACTCTTTCTTGGTCTAATGGACTTAAATTACTATTACCTAACACAGTAAGAAAGAAGTCTGTAGGATTAGCACCTACTAATGATTCGCCATCAAGGTAAATACCATCATAAATAGCTTGATAATCCTCAATTAAATCTTCTCTAGCCTGATTAATAAGGAAAGATCGGGTCTTCTCTAGTACCTTTTCTTCTGTGTCTGGAGTAGCATTTTTAAGGGATTCTAGTATTTTTAGATCCTCTGGGTCCTTTGGATCAAGCATTTCCCACAAGTCTATTGGGGAGCTTTCCCCAATTGAATCTATGTCATTAAAATGCTCCTCAGCGGCTGCCATTCCTGCTGAATTAAAACCACTTTGACGAACTCCTAATGAATGTTCAGCAAAAAGGTTATTATATTGAGCCTTCATACTAGCATAAAAAGACTCTGATCCCTTTAAAAACTCCTCCTGAGCTACATAATTCTGGGGTAATTGTATATAAGACTTAGCTCTATTCAATGCCATCATTTCTTCAAAGGCAGCTAGTCCTTCAACAGGATCAAAAAATTTATCAGGATTTAATGTTGCTTGGGCAAATGCTGCTCTAACCTCATTTTGAAAGGAAAGCTTGGCTCTTTGTCCTTCAGCCTCGTACCAACCCCATGCTAAATAAGGGTTTCCTGTAGGGGGAATATCACCGTCTCTTTGTGCTTCAGCAAAAGACTTTTTATTATATTTCCTACGAAGTAAGCCCCCTTCTCTGATTTGCTGCTCCTTCATCTCCTCATATGAAATCTTGTCTTGATCATACTCAAACTTCCATTTTAACTGGCTCTCTTTAAACTCCTTATCAAACTTAATTTGTTTTAATTTAGCCTCTTTGTCTAATTCTATCCCTTCCAGCTTAAACGCCTGTACTTCCTCCTGCTGCGTCTTAGCTATGTCCTGCTGAGCTACCTTACCTGCTACCCCTAAAAGGTTCTGGAGAGGCTTAGAGAGCCTCTGAGCAGGGCTCTGGTTGTTGTAACCCACAGGTGTTCCATAGCTAGGTTCAGCATAGGTTAAATTGGGTATGTTAAACTTTAATCTGTCTCGGTATCCCATGTTAATTCCTTATATATACTGATAGGTATCGGTATCATCATCCTTATTAAATAATGCCTTAGCCTTTCTTTTTTCCTCTTTTCGTCTAAGCTCCTCTACTTTTTCTGCAAAGGCTCTTTGTTTAGCATCATAATCAAGTTGAGCGGTTTGACTAGCCTGAGTTACTGCTTCAGCAGCATTATACTTCTGTCTTCGTGAAATTAAGGCTTGTCCCATCCCTGTAGCAAACATTCCTACTCCAAATGTAGAATATGCTGCTATAGCTGTTGTTGCTATTCCTATTGCTAATTCCATTCTTGTAGGGACACTATCCATTATTTCTTTTGCCTTAGCCTCTCTTTGGGCATATTGACTCTGTAATTGATCCCTCATAGCTATTCTTTTCTGGGTATCTATATCAATAGATTTCTCCTTCAAATCTAACTCATTCTTACGGAAATCCTGTAATAAAAGACGGGCTGTTGAGCCTCCTGTTATGGTTTCTTTAGCTACTTTATATTCGGCTCTAGTAGACGCTGCTTGTTTAGTTATATCGTCTATTGTAGACCTACTCTCTAAATCATTTAAGGCTTGACGATTAGTAAATTTAATATTATCTGCCTCTTGAGCGTTTTCTAAACTATCAACAGCTTGGTTGGCTGCATGTGTCTTTGTGTTGAAATCCCATAACTGTATTCCTGCCCCTAGTATAGCAAACATTTTACTATAATTAGAAGAAATTTCTGGGCTTTTCACGAATTCAGCACCACCACCAGCAGCCTTGGTTGGGGCTTGTACAGGACCTAATGGTTGAAAGGTAGTTGTTGTTGGAATAGCTGGGGTCATATGAGGAATTGAGGGATCGGGAATTCCTAGTGCGTTAGTTCCCCAATTAGATCCTAAAGTTAGAGGAATTCCCCCTGCTGCATCATAAGTTGCTTGAGTTGCTGTCCCTGGATTTACTTGATTTGGTATACACATATTATTATTATCCTGTTCTAAAAATTTCTATAAAATTTAAAATGCCCCTTATATTATAAAAAAAAAATTCAATCCTTGCCCCCCCCTACCTCACCATCATCAATTTCAATTGGAGCTAATTTACAAAAAAACTCAAACACTTCATTGAACTCATTAACTATTCTACAATCCTCTAAGAATTGAAATCCTAAACTCTTCAACCATTTCTTATGTAATTCATTCTTACTCCATATGTAATTATAAAGTACATCATGATCTTCTAACCATCTCTTAATTATTTTTCTACTTGTTCTTGTTAAAGTCTTAGGGTATTTAAATAAAGAATCAGTACCCATTGCCCAGATCATACCAGCATAAACATCTTGAGGATCTTTATATTGATTCGTAATCTTCTCTGATTGTATCCCAAAGATACAAGCTGGGATAGAATCAATAGTAGCTACCCAAAGCTCATCACAATCTTTTACACACATCTCTAATCCATCTAATGAGTTTAGATTAAGTGCAGCTTTAATCTCACATACATCAGCATCTCTTAAGTTTTCAGAGAGATATTTAATATCTGAGTTTAAATATTCTCTGATTTCAACTCTAGGCTCATTAGATTCCATTAGAGCAGACCAAAGAAGTTGTCATTGTTTTTCTTAATTTTATGATTATCCCAATCAAATTCTTCTTTAACTTCTTTCTCAACTTGTTTAGATTCTTTCTTAACTTTTACTGTGATCTTACCTTCTTCATCAGGTTCTGAGACTGATGAGATCTCGTCTAAATTAATTTTTTTACTTGTCTTTTTCTTCTTTTTAGCCATAATGTAAGTCTCCTGTATATATAAGTGCCATTTAATGGGATTTAATGGGATTTATTTAAAAAAGATTTGAATTCTATTATCTTTTTTGGTACATGAAATTTAAAAAACAGGCTTTAACTAGCTTAGAACAGCTATGAACAAATTAACCAGCTAATGATAAGTAGATGGATAATCATCTCAAGTATCTCACAAGTTTCACAGTTAGAAGTCATGATCTAGGTTATGATTTTCAATGTAGATTACAGCGTTAAATAAAATATCTGTACCTTCATCAGACATTAAGTACCCAATCCCTAGATTACATTTAGAACAGAGAAGACCTCTAACATGTCCTGTAATATGATCATGATCTACACAGAGTCTTGTAGGATATCCATTATCATCAAGCCTTGATTCAGGTTTCTCACAGATAGCACATTTATTATTTTGTTCCCTTTCCATGTCTTTATATTGTTTATCAGTTATTCCATATTTCCTATATAGAGTATTACTTCTATTCTGGGTAGTATTTCTTTTATTCCTTCTATTCTTCTCTTTATTTTCCTTCCCATATTTTTTATTACAATCTATACACCACGAATAGAGTCCCTGTTTTCCTTTATGATTTTTATTGAATTGACTCTTACTTAGGTAATGTTTACATTTATTACATCTTTTCATTTGTTTCTTCTCTAAGTCTAGGCCCAAAAAATCTTTATATCTACTCATTAGTTCCAACCTCCAAAATTACCTCTTGTTATCTTTTGACTGAAGAAGTCTTTACTGTGTATAACTGACTCTAGTTCCATCTCTAGTAGTCTTGTTCTATATCTTTCGTCTGCTCTGTCTTCGTTAACCCCTAAATTAGATTGTAGATGAGCTAGTCCTAATGCTAATGAATCTGCTCTATCGTCTTGGTTTGAAGTTAAGGATTCTGGGTCTATACTCTCTAACTGTTGAAATAAATTTTGATGTGGGTTACTCATCTCTTTAACGAACCAGTCTTTGTCTGCGTATAATTTACCTGCTGTTAGGAATGGTTCTACACTAGCTACTATTCTCTTTGCTTTCTTTCCTTTACTAAATATCTCTTCTACTCCTATCTCCAGCTTTTTTTCTTTTAAGTGCTTTATTAATAAGTTAGCCCATAAACCGTTACTATAGTTGCTCTCTACAACAATAAGGCTTACATAATGTTTCTTACACATCGTAAGTATTTCATCAAAGGTTTCATCTGTAAATCCGTCCTTATGGTTCATGCTATCTGCTATGAATACATTACCACCTAAAGTTTTTAATATAGTACTAGAGTTCTCACAGATACCTTTACCTGCTGTATCAATACTACAAATAATCTGGTCATAGGGATACATATTTTCAGTTGATGCTTTACCTATACCTAATGTGTATCCTTTCTCCTCAAATATCCCCCCAAATTTATATTTTGTATAAGCTTTCTCTAAGCCAATAGGTACAATCCTAACATTTCTGGATTGAAGAGGAAATAGCAACTCATCAAGGAGTTTAGTATCCAACTGGTACTGGAGTGCGAATTGTGATTTTCCGTATGCTTCGTGTCTACTATTAATATCATCTTTTGTAAATCTCTCTGTTTCTGTAATTGTGTTTAAAAGGTTTTTATCCTTCTTAATCTTTTTAGCTAAATAGGGTGCTAAGTTCTTATAACTAAGGGGGTCTGGGTAATAGATAGGATATTTAAATGTTTTAAAACCATCCATACTATTGTAGATACTGAATCTAGATTGGGGAGTACCAATAATCATAATCCTCCCCTTTGGTAGAAGCAAGGCATTACTCTCCTTCATTGCTTCCGCTAATTTAAATCTAGCTGACTCAGTCTGAGAGTTCGTAGAGATCTCTACATCGTCATAGATCACCATAGTAGCTCTACTACCAGTAACCTGTCCAGTAATGCCTACAGCCTTTAGAGAGGCAAATTGAGAGGGCTTAGAACCAACGCAATCAAAACTATAAATACTAGTTCTTAAATCCTGTCCTCTCCTGTTTGTACTAATCATATCCTCTAATAAAGGAGTTTTTAATATAACATCCTTACAGAATCTTACAAAGTCTTTACTTCTTGGTGAGGAAGCACTAACTACAATAATTTTCTCATCAGGATCGTTATATAAAGTCCATACAGCAAAAAGAGCAAGTAGATATGATTTACCAAACCCCCTAAAACAGGATAAAAATAATCTATCAGCCTTGCTCTTTTGTAGTGTCTCACAGAAATCTCTTTGTAGGTCAGTTATCCCTCCTAACTGGAGAGTCTCTTTAAATATGATGTCTGCGAATAAAGGGAAGTCCTTCTTAAGCTTCTGTTCAACATTAGTTAATCGTGTCATATTCTGTCAGCCCTATTAATACCATTGTTAGTCCAACTCCGACTAAGAATCCAATCCAAATGTCCATATTATTATACCTCCTATAGGTATATAGTATAGCTAGAACTCTAAATTATCTTCTTTTTGAACCTTCTGACAAATAGTATTCGAAATTGATTAAATTGAAGGGTACATAAGTATTATTACTAATGGTTAATCGGCAATCTTTATTCCTAGACTGTACTAATACCTCTGCGTAATCAGTATCGTTATATGCTGATCCAAGAGGCTGTGTATCAGTTACATTACTTGTGTATTCTTTTACATAAGTTTTTCCATTATCAATAGCTGCGGAAACATCAAAAGCCTGTCTATTTACTTGATCAAAGCTAACATTAAATGAGTCTAATACCAATTGATCCGAGATAACAGTTCCTGTACCCTGTTTAGCCTGTGGATAGAACTTACTGAATTGAATTTTACTCTCATAGGGCATACCAAAATAAATTGTATCAGCAGTAGTATTAGTTTGTAATACAATGGTATTAGATGTGGTGCCACTTACAGTATACTCAAAAAGGGTATCAGTATTAACCGCTTTCCAGTCTGTTCCAGAGAAAGTAAAAGGCATTGTATAGGTGGTAGTATCAGAGGGGGAATCATAAGATTTTGAGAGTGTTTTAGTACTAATTACTCTATTGTCTAGGAAGATATCACCAAAATTATTTAATGTAGCCATTTCAAACAGCGTCCTATGTTTCCCTTCAAACAATCCTACCGCATATAAAGTATTCTCTACAATTGCTATAGTTTCTAATTCAATATCATCAAATTTATGAGTATACCAGCCCTGTACAATTCTTTCTCCCTGAGCATTATCTACAATAGTTAAGATATGTACTTTAGAAAGGTCATCATCTGTAAATAGAGCAATTTTATCAATACCATTACTGACTACTTTTTGAATATTCCCAGCTAAGAGTTTAGGAACATCAATAGATACATCATAAGCTTCGTAGTTTCCTTGATATTGAACCTCTTTTAGCTCCTGAACTCTGTTATAATTACCTCTTTTTTCAAAGAAGAATAATTTATCCCCTAAAATAAAAGGATCTGCTTTAGTATTTGATTGATAAGCAGTAGCTAGGGTAAAGGAAACCGTTTCAGGACTAAATCCTGGGGAACCTTGTAAGACAAACTGACCATCTTTAGAGAAAACTACTAATTTATCCTTAAAACCAACAGCATTAACGAATTCTCTAGTTTTATTATCTGTAGCAGCTACCTCAATAGGGGCAGTTTCGATAAGCTCTTGTACAGTAACCCTAAAGAAGTTAAAGAATTCCCCAAATTCAGAACAATTAACTGAGTCTGTAGCTACAAAACATAATCTGTTTCTGTATAGAGCCATAGAGTTAATTGGTTTTCCTATAAAGGAGGGGAGAGGATTACTTATGTCATCTCCTGCGTCTCTTCCTCCAAATTTAAAGTTCTCATAAGTAGTATTTTTAAAGTTATGTGGGCTATCGGTTCCTGTAGTAGTTAAATCAACAATCGTTCCGTCTAAAGTTCTAGATAAAGTTATTGTTGATGCGTCAGGCACAGATTTAATAAAATAAGTTAGACCGTCTACTAATCCCCCAATATTCAGACCTGAAACTGTATCATTATTGTAGATTACGGTTTCTCCAGCAACCCAGTTATGATTCTCTCCAAAAGTAATGGAAGAGGCTCCAGTATTTACCGAATCCATGTCATAATTCCATGATTCTGCTCCATCTAATTTCATATAAAGGAAGTTATTATCAGGTCTGCGGATTACAGCATGGGGCATTGTCGTATAATCATATTTATACTCTTTAAGAAAGCCATTACTTTCTTTCCAATAACCAACATTAGTATAAGAACCATCTACAGCACTTAAATCACCATCACCTAATGTCTCATAAGTTACTCCTTTTCCAGTTTCAGCCCATTCTACATAAAAATCATCAGACTTATCTGATTTATTACCTAACACTCTAACTTTATACCCAGGAGTATCTAGATTAACTGGTAAGCCATCTAAAGAATCTACATTTTGCCAAATTAATGACATTGCTTGATCACCTAAACCATCTGCGGTAGAAATATCAGCAAAGGGCTCTCCATTAGTTTTTTTTAGTTTTAATACAGAACCCATTACATTAGTAGTTACCGCTCCATCACCCCATAGAGTGTCAGCCTTTGTTCCCGCCTGGGGACTATTAATAGCAAGGTAATGTCTAGTAGCAACTATTTTAGTATCAGCACTATGCTTAATATACCAACCATTATATTTATAACTGTTATCCAAAGCATCTGTGTTTTTAGCTGTTTTACTGTATGAGTATCTTTTTACATCTGCTGAAGTATCTAATTGACAAGTTATTTGAAAAGTTACTCTACCTAACTGTGCCTGTTTAAAGAAAACATAAGCGGAGGAGGCATCAGCGGCAGCAGTTAAATCTGAATCCATAGCTGTTTCTTTATCTGTTCTTAGGACTACTGTGGCATCTCCTATAGATAAAGTTTTAAATACATCTCTGGGTTGTTTTCCATCCCCTAGACTGGAGACATAACTAGAAGAATCTAGAAAGAAAACATTCTTTTCAACACCTGTTTGGTCATAAACTTCTACTCCAGAGCCATTAAACTTCATGAAGTAGGTACTATCTTCGTCTTTGGTCCAAGTATGTACAAAAGCATCAGTACTGGATACATCCATATCTAAAGCAGAAACATAAGTAATAGGATTTCTTTTACTTATACCATCTTCTACGGTAATATCAATATTAGTAACCTCATTCATTTGGTTACTATTTCTTAGTCTTTCACTTTTTTGGGAAAGACCTCCATAAAAATTAGGAATTGAGACAGGAGTTGGCATATTAGTTTCCTATTCCAGGTACTCTACCACCTTGTCTAGCACCATACCAAATATTATGTACATCAAAATGGTTCAAGATGTTTAAATCTCCACTTTCATCTTCATATCTTTGCCAGACATCATAAGCCATTTTCTCTTCCATAGCTAATGCTTGTAAATGAGGACTAACACCAAATAACTTAAGATAAAGTTTTCTAGCAGTCTTCATAGTCAGATATCGTTTTACTACTTCAGGTAATTCTACGAATTGTAAGTAATAAGTAATATCAGCTTTAAGACTAGAATCAAAAACAAAGGTGTTATCTGTTAGATTATAAAGAAAATTATTTTTAATAACTACTTGTTTGTTTGAATTTCTTAATTCAACATCGTAAACATTAGCTGCGATAGGGATTTTATTATCTGTGTCTCTCGTAAGAGTAATATCCTCATACCTGTTATAATAATTTCTTGTAGTTGCTATCTCCATTAATCCCTGAGACAGGGTAGCTGAAGCTTGAAGAGCATCTTGTCTGAGTGGAGCAGTTAAATCAGCAATTTCACCAATACCCACTAAACTAAGAACTTCATTTACAGCATCTAATTCTGTTTGTTTTACCATATAAATTTTCCTCTATATATAAGTACCTACCCAAAAGAAAATCCCCCCCTTATTATAGAAAATAAGAGGGGGATGTAGCGAAATTCAGCACGACAATGCGTGTTGATCTATTACGGAGTTGCCAAGCTTACAGCAGCATCAGTACGCAAAGCACCAACACCACAAGCAAGTTTAGAAACAAACAGGTGTCCCTGATGGGAAACCATGTAATCACTTTCCATAGTGATATCACGAAGCTTAACCATACCTGCGGCAGACTTGTGAGCAACCAGACCAACATAATTACTCATGTCGATATTAAGGTCAGTATTATAAAGACCACCAGCAGCCTGACTCCAGTCAACACCAAATCCCGTGTTATTGGAAGTCACAACAGGACAACCAGCAACCATTAGGACTCGACCTTCAGCGAAGTCACCATTTCCGAGGGAATAATCCTGACTCAGAAGAGCAGCATAACTCTGACCAGTACCAACGGCACCACCAGCAGCACGAAGCAGCAAGTAGTAACGAGCAGGGTCAAGAATAATCATTCTTTCTTCAGCAGGAATATCGTACTCATCGAGTTTCTGAACCGCAGTAATAATACCACTTACAAGAACATCAGATTGGGTAGCAATGTTAGCATCAGTAACAGATTGTCCACCACGCATAGGCATACCAGCACCAGCAGTACCAGCAGCAGCCGCAGCGATAGCACGACAGGAAAGGTTATCAACTCTACGAGCAAGAGATCTACCCAATTCCTTGGTATAAATTTCTCTTAGGTCGTAATGAGCTTTTGCTTCATCGAGATCATCAATAAAAACAGAAGCAATTTGCATATCGTTAATGTTGATAACTTTTTCGTTAGAACCAAGGAAGCTGAGATACTTAGTTGAAGTACCAGATGCCCAAGTCTGCGGAAGACCAGAAGCACCAGCATCAACATAATCAGTCGAAGTGTTACCTGCGTCTAAAATATCCTCGCCTGGAACATGCGATCTTGCGTGTGCCCTTCCGTGAACAGGAAAGGTAGCACTTTTTCCACTAGAAATAGTGCGGGATTGAATACGAGGGGTTACCTCGATTGCCATTTCGAAGGCAGCGAGGACTTCGCCACCAAAAACTTTCAGCCAAAGCGAGTTATCAGTAGCAAAAGTGCCTGTAAAAGCATCTCCCTGTACTGAGCCACCTAGTGAAAGAGGATCTACATCAGCCATAATATTACTCCTTATGTAATAGCCAATTATATCTTAAGAGATAAGGGTTAAATCAAAATCTCATCAGACATTAAAATAAATAAAAAACTTGGATTAGAGTATCCTTGTTATTTAAATTTTAGTAACTACATAGGTATCAGACGCATCTGGCTAGTGTTTAATTAAAAATTAAATGACACGGGTCTAATAATAAGTACCACCTAAGTCCTGTTCTTGTGTATAAAATTGAATAAAATCTTCATAATATGGTTAGTGAATTCATCAACGGTTAAGTTTCTCTTCATCCAATTACAAGTAAAGCAGCATGGAACAGCATTCTCTGGGGTATATCCTATGTTATTATCTTCTCTATCTAATCCCCCAGCGTCCTTTACTGAGCAATATTTACAGGGTTTATGTCTTTCTTTGGTAAAAAACTCTAGTGAAATTGTAAACTCCCTTTTATATTTTTTACATCTAGCCTTGTACTGATTAAATAAACCAATTTCTGAGTGTGAATATTCGTATTTACAGGTCTTACAAATAGTAGACAATCCATCCTGCTTATCTTTATCTTTGTGAAAGTCTATCTTAGTCAATTCCTTTTTACATTTATTACATTGTTTCATAAAAAAACACCTCTACATTATATAGAGGTGTTTAAAAACTAAAAGTAAATATATTTTATAAATTCTTGCTCATCATTATTTTTCTAGCCACTTCATTACGATATGCCGTGTCTTTAGAGTATCTAGGATCATTAACAGCAGTAGTCATCTCAGCTTTTGATTTAAAGGCTCCTCTATCCCCTTGAGAAGTGCTATTTCCATCAGGCTGGATAAATGTTTTTGCTCCCATTCTCGATCTTAAAGCTCCTAAAACTAATTTAATTTGACCAATATCTCCAGTAGAAATAACATTATTAAATCCCTCAATCTCATCTTTAGGAAGATTATTTTGTGCCCAATTACTCATCTTGTCAAATTCATTCTGTCCCCCAATGCTTTCTAGGATATCTGCTCTTTTCAGTTCTTCCTGAGCATTAGCATTAGCGATAT